AACCTTGCGCTTACCGCAGACACAGTTGCAAACCTAGAAGCCATTGGAAACGCAATTAACACCACCGGTAAGTACACCGGGAAGATGGTTGTTGTCTTGGCCAGCGGGCTAATTTTTACGGCTACTGGTTCGGCTGCAAGCGCTGCTTGGAAAGCTTCTGACGGTACCACGACTGCCACACCGGTCTAATAGGAGGTCGCCATGGGATACATGAGCGATTTACAGAGTACCTACCGCACGACGGATGGGGCTATTTTTACTGGCCGCACCCGTATTAAAGCGGTATACGTCTCTCCTGATACAGGGGTAGGTTCTGTGTCGATTACCGATGGTAACGGCGGCACCACTCTGTACAGAATAGACGTTCCTGCGGGCAGTAGTGCCATTTATATGTCACTACCGGAGGACGGTATTTTGTTTAAAAACGGGGCATACGCTGATCTAACCACTGTCATTTCGGCAACATTCTTCTGGGCATAAAGGATCAAATCATGATGATGAAAATGAACAAGCGCCGGAAGAAGTCCGGCATGAGCATGGATAAGGGCATGAAATTGGCCAAGTCCACCAAAAAAGGCATGGCGGGCGACGACATGCTGTCTATGGACTCGATGCCTATGAAAAAAATGGGCGGCGGGATGATGGGTTATGCCGCAGGTGGCATGGTCAGCCCTCGCAAGAAGATGGCCATGGGTTACAAGGACGGTGGCATGGTTCAGATGGTGGAATCGCGTGGCAATGGCGCTGCGCGTGGCAAGAAGACGCGTATCTGCTAATCATGCCGCGAAAGCGCGAAAACCCTATTGCAACTTCGGTCAAGTCGGGAAATTTTCGCCCGACCAAGTCCGGTGCCGGAATGACGAAACAGGGCGTATCTGCGTATCGTCGTGCCAACCCCGGCAGTAAGTTGCAGACGGCAGTTACAGAGGACAAGCCTTCAGCCGCTCGTGCGGCTCGAAGGAAGTCCTATTGCGCTCGTAGTGAAGGTCAGATGAAGAAATTCCCAAAGGCTGCGGCAGACCCGAATAGTCGGTTGCGGCAGGCCAGAAAACGGTGGAAGTGCTGAAATGGAAGTCATGGTATGGAATACGGTGCTTTCAGTTTCCCTTGGCTTGATTGGGTGGATTCTGAAAGAAAAGTCGGCCGAAGTTCATCGCCTACAGGTGCTGATCAATCGCACTCGTGAAGAGATGGCTAAAGAGTATGTGACAAGGGATCAGGTCCATACGGATATCAACCGTGTTTTGGACCGGTTAGATAGATTGGAATTGAAACTTGACCGATTGATGGAGACTAAAAATGCCAGCTAAAAGCGCAAAACAGAAGAAGTTGATGGATGCGGCGGCGCATAACCCATCTTTTGCGAAAAAAGTAGGCATTCCTGTCAAGGTGGCAAAGAAATTCAGTAAAACAAGCAAAGGAATGACTTTTGCAAAGGGCGGGAGTATTAATCGCGTAGGTGATGCGGTTACGCCTAGTCGTAGAGACCCGGACATCGGCAAGATGGTTAAAGAAGTGCGCACACCTAACGTCAAGCACAGTGGCAAAGCTGGGCTGAATCAGAGTAGGTTTGGTGGTTCGAAGGGTACTAAGTATGCTTCGGGCGGCATGGCCAAGAAAAAAGGATGCTAAATGGCAACCTCCGGAACAACCACCTTCAATTTAGAGTTTGATGATCTAATTGAAGAGGCGTATGAGCGTTGCGGGTTAGAAAATCGCGACGGCTACGATATGAAGACCGCTCGTCGGTCTTTAAATTTGTTGTTTCTGGAGTGGGCAAACCGTGGGTTGAACCTATGGACGATTGAGCAGCGTCAGGTATCCATGGTGTTTGGGCAAGCGGAGTACACGCTGCCTTCCGATACTGTTAACGTCTTATCTGCAGTAATTCGTACGGGGTCTGGTCAGACGCAGCAAGACATTACGATTGACCGCATCAGTCAGAACGAATACCTGCATTTACCTGACAAGAATACGCAAGCGCGTCCTGCGCAGTATTACGTCCAGCGTACAAGTAGTGCAAAACTTTTTGTTTATCCTGCTCCGGATAATTCAGAACCGTACATCTTTCGATACTATGCTGTTCGACGTATTCAAGACGTTGGGGCATATACTAATACCGCAGACATTGTGTTCCGCTTTTTGCCTTGCTTAGCGGCAGGATTGGCGTATTACTTGTCATTGAAAAAAGCGCCAGACAGAACAGTAATGTTGAAGCAGTTGTACGAGGAAGAATTTGCCCGTGCGGCGCAGGAAGATCGAGATATTGCTAGTGTGTATTTAACGCCTGACATAGGATATTGATATGGCGGGGTATGCAACAGGCAAATACTCGTTAGCTATATGTGATCAGTGCGGTCAGCGGTTCAAGCTGAATGAACTGAAGAAGGAATGGACGGGGTTCAAGGTTTGTCAGGAGTGCTATGAACCAAAGCACCCACAACTTGAGCCAAAGCGTGGGATTAATGAGCCGATTGCTGTGTATGAGCCGCGCCCAGATGTGATTTCTACAGTCAGGGTATCGGTTTGGCAGGGTGGGGATTCTACAATTGCATCAGTAGGAATGCAGCCTGCTCCAGTAGCAAAGCCATTAACGGCAGCGGGTGTTTTGAACAATGTAACGGTGGTCATATCATGAACTACACAGAACTGACCGACGCTATTCAAGAGTACACGGAGAACGAGTTCTCCTCCACACAACTTGACACGATTGTTCGTCAGGCGGAGCAGCGCATTTACAACACCGTTCAGTTAGCCAACCTTCGTAAGAATGTGGAAGGTAACCTGACGGCGGGCAACAAGTATTTGACTACACCTAATGATTTTTTGTCGGTGTATTCGCTGGCGGTTATTGATGACAACAATGATTACATATATTTGTTGAACAAGGATGTGAACTTCATTCGTGAAGTTTTTCCTTCAGGAAGCTACGAGGCTATCCCCAAGTATTACGGTATTTTTGGTCCAGTGACCAATCTTGCGACAGAGTTGTCTTTGATTTTAGGGCCTACGCCAGATCAATCTTACGATGTTGAACTGCATTATTACTATTATCCAGAATCGATAGTAACGGCAGACAATACGTGGTTAGGCGACAATTTTGATTCAGCGCTGTTGTATGGAAGCTTGGTAGAGGCGTACACCTTTATGAAGGGGGAGCCTGATTTAATGGCGCTGTATGACGGGAAGTATAAGGAAGCGTTGGCACTACTGAAGCAGCTTGGTGATGGCAAGCAGCGTGGTGATACGTATCGTGATGGTCAAATCAAGTATCCGGTGAATTAATGGCAATCACGCAAACATGGACGACAAGTTTCAAGCGGCAACTGCTGTTGGGCGAACACGACCTTGATACGGATGTATTAAAGATTGCCTTGTATACGAGTTTGGCGACGCTCGGTCCGGATACTACCGTGTATTCAACGACCAATGAGGTGTCTGGGACGGGGTATACAGCAGGGGGCCTGACGCTGACGAATGTGACGGTGAACCAAGGCAATGGGATTGCTTACGTAAGCTTTGACAATCCTACATGGGCGGGGACATCGTTTACAACGGCGGGAGCATTGATTTACAACAGTAGCAAAGCCAATAAGGCGATGTTTGTATTGAATTTTGGGATGAACCAAACAACGGTCAATGAGAATTTTGTGTTGGACCTTCCGGCGGATAACCCAACCTTTGCTTTGATCAAACTAGTGTAGAGGGCATTATGCAGATCGAAAAATCACATGCAGAGGACACGGTGTCCTGTGTCGTTGAGAGACAAGCAGGTGTTCGCTCAAAGGCGATAGCAGGCGGAGTCTTTCGGATGGAGTGTTTTGACCAACAAGGCAACCTGAAATGGGTTGAGGAGTTCCCTAACTTGGTGGTCAATCAAGGCTTAAAGGACATGAATGACAAGTACTTTAGCGGCACAGGCTACACCGCTGCTTGGTTTCTTGGTCTGGTTCAAGGGCCTGCCTCGGGTACCTCGTTTGCTGCGGGCGATACACTTGCCTCTCATATTGGATGGACAGAGGATACGGCCTATACAGGTAATCGTAAGGCAGTCACCTTTGGTGCGGCGACCACAGCGGACCCTTCAGTCATTACCAATAGTGCGTCGCCTTCTCAGTTCACGATGAATGGCACGACCACGATTGCCGGGGCGTTTTTGTGTTCGGTGGCCACGGGCACATCGGGCATACTGTTTTCGGCATCTGATTTTCAATCCCCGGGGGACCGCGCGGTGGTTTCCGGCGACGTGTTGAACGTGACGTATACGTTTAGCCTTGATGCAGCATAAGGAGAGACTTATGGCGACGTTTAAAAAAGGTGATGTGGTATCGGTAAAGGTAACGGTTCCATCAGGTCCGATTACTGCGATGCGGATGAACGAAGATGGGATTATTTCTTATCTGGTGTCATGGACAGATGCGGATGGCGTAGAACAGCAGCGGTGGTTTGAGGAAGACCAACTGGTGGCGGGGTAAGGTGTGCCCGAGGGGGGATGGAGCAGTGGTACGTGGGGACAAGCGGGGTGGGGATGCTCCGTTTATGACCGTACGGAAAGCGAATCTGCTACGGGGTCAGAAGTTGTTTCGAGCGGGGTTGCCTACATAAGTCAGATAAGCGAAACCGTTACATCGTCCGATACTGTTTCATCTTTAGTAACATATGGGGCATCTGTTTCTGAAACGGCTACAGCGTCCGATTCAAATGCCTCGTTGGTTGAGTTTTTTGGGGCGGTTACAGAGCAGTCTACTGGGGCAGAAACGGTATCTGCATTTCCTACTTATAGTCGGTCAATAGTTGAAGCGGGGTCTGGTTCAGAGGTAGTTTTTGCGCAGGCAAGTTTCTCGGTGGTTATTACCGAAGGAGCGCAGGGCGCGGATAATGTTGTCGGTGGGATTGTTTATACAGCCTCTATATCAGAGGAGGCAGATGCATCAGACAGTACTTCAGCAGGGGTGGCGTTTGGTGCGGTAATAGCAGAATCTAGTACAGGATCGGATGTATCCTCGGCCTTGGCGGCGTTTGGTGCGTCTGTATCCGAAACAGCAGCAGGGTCGGTCGCGGTTTCCGCGCAGGCGCAGTTTAATGCGCTGATACAGGAGTTGGTAACGGGACAAGAACTGTCCTCTGCCTCGGCCGTGTTCCTCGCGTCTATTGCAGAATCGGCAGAAGCTCGGGACGAGCTATTCCGGCGGTTGTTATGGGAGCCGGTAGATGACAGTCAAGCCCCTAACTGGCAGAATGTAGATAACACGCAGTCTATGACGTGGGCAGCGGTAGTGGATACGCAGTCTGCGGGCTGGTTGGATGTAGATAATACCCAAGGGTCAAGCTGGTCGGATGTAGTGGACACACAGTCTCCGGCATGGCAAGACGTAGATACAAGTACGTAAGGACACGACGATGCCTAGCACATACTCCCCTAATCTCCGTATTGAGTTGATTGCTAATGGTGAGCAATCAGGCACATGGGGCACGACGACAAATGCCAACCTTGGCACGTTGATTGAGGATGCCATCTCAGGGTACGTGTCGGTAAGTGTTATTTCAGCCAACCAAGCATTAACGGCGGTAGATGGTGGTGCGGATCAGTCGCGCAACATGATCATCAATTTAACGACGACGACCTCCGCTGTTTTTAATGTTTACATTCCTCCGGCAGAAAAGTTTTACGTCATTCGTAATTCGAGTGCTTATGACGCGACGATTTATTGTTCCACGGTATTAGGCAATACGACGGCGGCGGGCACGGGGGTCACGGTTCTTGCTGGGACTACCACGATGGTATTTGCGGATGGGACGAATGTTGCTTCGTCTTTGACCGCGTTTAGTGGCAATTTGGTGGTTTCCGCCAATTCTTCGTCTCCTGCATTACGTGTAACACAAACGGGCAGTGGAAATTCTATCCTTGTGGAGGACAGTGCAAATCCGGATGCAACGCCGTTTGTTGTGACGGCAACTGGTGATGTGGGTATTGGCACAACGTCACCCACCAATCTACTTTCTGTTGCGGGTAACGCCAATATTACCGGCAACACCACGCTTGGCGATGCCTCTACCGACACCGTGACGGTGAATGGGTATATGGGGGTGGGTGGTGCTGGCGCATCCAACAAAGGTATGTATCAGCGCAACACCGCGTTGACTGGAATAGGGCAGTACGGCGTTACCGCTGAAGGAACTTTTTCGTCTGCCGCAACTAGTCTTGGAATTGGTTTTGCATCTAGTTTTTCTACGGAAGCTGCCGCATTTACGATGGCAAATGCGATGGGGTTCCGCGCCTTTGATATAGCAAAAGGCGCAGGCAGCACCATTACCAACCAACACGGCGTTTACATTAACGACCAAACCCAAGGCACAAACAACTACGGCATTACCTCGCTAGTTTCCTCCGGCACGAACAAGTGGAACATCTATGCGTCGGGTACGGCGAATAACTATTTTGCGGGTCAGCTGCTGCTCAATACAACATCAATTAGAAATATTGGGTCAAGTCCTACTAATATAAACGTCTTGACCGAAGGCACAGGGCTAAATCAAAGCTCGATGGGTGCGTATGCTAATAACACTTCAGCGGGTACGTCAGGCCAATTTGTATTTGGTCGGTCTCGCGGAACTGTCGTCGGTGCGGTTACGTCGGTGGCGTCTGGAGATTGGCTTGGCGCAATTACGTTTACAGGAGCGGATGGTACATCCGGCGGCATTACAGCTGCTCAAATTGTTGCGGTAGTTGACGGCACCCCCGGCACGAACGACATGCCCGGTCGTCTGGTATTCAGCACGACTGCTGATGGTGCGAGTTCGCCGACTGAGCGCATGCGCATCGACTCCTCCGGCAACGTGGGGATTGGTACGACTACGCCCGTACAGCCACTAGAGGTTATTGGCGCAGGTCTGGCAAATAGATCAAGCAAAGCGGTAAACGCTGACTCAAATTCTCGATTTTATGGGGGAGCCTACACCGGTAACTTAGCAACATTGGCTGTTCTTAATGGTTCGCTTACAAATAACTCTCTTTTTATTGGCGGTGGCACAAGCGGTGGAGAGCCTGCAACAGTTATCGGGTTTTTTACCGGAACCGTTGGCGCAACAGGCACCGGCACAGAACGTATGCGCATCGACAGCGCAGGCAACCTCGGCTTGGGGGTTACGCCGAGTGCGTGGGTTGGAACTAACGTGATTGAAGTAAGTAGGTTGGGAACTTCTATTGCGGCATTTAGCGCAAATAATTCATATTTCACCTCCAACGCTTACTACAACGGAACAAACTGGATTTACGCTGCCACAGCAGCAGCAACTTATTATCAGCAAACCACTGGTCAGCATCGTTGGTTCAACGCCCCCTCCGGAACAGCAGGTAATGCAATCACCTCCACACAGGCGATGACGCTGGATGCGAGTGGGCGGTTGTTGGTGGGAACTACTGCTCAGGGTGTGTACGGCGGCAACACCGCAGAGTTTCGGGGAGCAAATATTGCTACGCTCGGATCAAACGTCACTGGCAACTTGACCTTGTTCACAACGGACTCTCAAGCGGCAAACATTGGCGCTGTACTTTCTTTGGGTGGCGTTTATGTGGGTACAACTCCATATGCTTTTGGTGCAATCGCAGCACGCAAATCCAACGGCACTTCTGGCAATGCGCAAGGCTATTTGCAGTTTTATACAACAAACTCAGATAACAGTATTAGTGAAAAACTCCGCATCGACTCCTCCGGCAACGTAGGTATTGGAACGACTTCGCCTGCATACAACCTAGAAATAACAGGAGCGGCTTCTACTGCGGCTACCTTGCGGGTCAACGGTGGCAGCGGGGCTAACACTAATGCTGTACTGGACTTAACGGGTCGCGGAAGCGGCAATCAGTTCAACAACGCTGACATACGAAGTATTGGTCAGGCGGCTAACGGTGGGATTCTGACGCTCAACACCGACGATACAAGCGGTGTAATACAGGAACGTATGCGCATCGACAGCGCAGGCAACGTAGGCATTGGTACAAGCTCTCCGGCAGCAGAATTACATTTAAACACTGGATTTCAAGTAATAGACGAAGGAAATTTCGCCGCGACTAAGTTTAACAGTCAGGGTGTTACTTGGAGTTCGGTGTCAACAAATCCGTCATTGGTTTTTAATGGCGGCGCTACCACTAGACCTGAGATTTCTTGGATTCGTGGCGCAAACACTTACCCTGAATTTTCTATTAGGCAGCATACAACCGCTAATTCAGGTGGGCAATTTTGGGTAGGCAGTGGCTCTGTTGCGCCAAACTTAGTAGCGACTGTAACGACTAATGCTTTTTTAATCGGAACGGGAACATCTCAGAGTTTAAGCAGCGGCGGTGTCACTGGCAATTTGCAGATTGAGACGGCTAATGGTTCTACAAATGCCTCGATGGTTCGGAATACGGCAAACGCAACCGGCCCCATATTTGCTTTTGGCAAATCTCGTGGCGCAGCTTTTGGTTCAAGAACCGCTGTAATTTCTAACGATGTGCTTGGGTATATCGTATTCGATGGTGCTGATGGCACCAATATGGTTGATGCAGCGTCAATCCAAGCCCAAGTAGACGGCACCCCCGGCACAAACGATATGCCCGGTCGGCTGCTATTCAGCACGACTGCTGATGGTGCGAGTACGCCTACGGAGCGGATGCGCCTCGACAGCGCAGGCAACCTTGGCTTGGGCGTTACGCCGAGTGCTTGGTCAAGTTCATATCGTGCGGAAGATATAGGAACTGGAGGAGCTATTGCGTATAGTTCTAGTGGAACCGATGTTTGGAACAATGCGTTTGTAAGCTCAACGCAAAATACCTACAAGACCACAAGCTTTGCGACGGTCTACCGCCAGAGCGCAACAGGTCAGCATCAGTGGTACACAGCCCCCTCCGGCACAGCAGGCAACGCGATCACCTTCACACAGGCGATGACGCTGGATGCTAGTGGGCGGTTGTTGGTGGGGTTAACCTCAACTAATAGCGCGTTTGGCGGGAAGCTACAAGTTGAAGGTACATCAGACGCTTTTGCAAGTCTTGTACGTTATAGCTCTACTGCGGCAGGCAATCCAGCTTTTTACTTTGGTCGCTCTAAGAGCGCAACGCTTGGAACAAACACAATCGTTGCATCTGGTGACGCATTGGGCGCTATTATTTTCTCTGGCGCAAACGGAACTGGATATAGCGATGCGGCTTCTATCCAAGGACTTGTAGATGGCACTCCCGGTGCTTCTGCTGACATGCCCGGCCGCTTGGTGTTTAGCACATCTGCGGATGGATCAGCAACACCAACCGAACGTATGCGCATCGACTCCTCCGGCAACGTGGGGATTGGGACGACTTCGCCATTAACGCAACTTACAAACTACAGTACTACTAGCGCTTTTATTGCGTCGCAAACAACAACAGGGTATAGCGGTTTTCGTGCAACTGGTACGGGTGGAAATTTTTACTTCGCCATAGATAACAGTACGGCAGGAGGTTTTGGGGTCGGCAACTACTCTCGTGTTCTTTGGTCTGATGGCGCTTATCCAATAGTTTTTGCAACCAATGCCGCCGAACGCATGCGCCTCGACAACGCAGGCAACCTCGGCTTGGGCGTTACGCCGAGTGCGTGGACTGCCTCGTTTGATGTAATGCAGCTTGGGATTGGTGGTTTTATCGGCGGTAGGGCAAGCACCGTTGATGAAATCTATGTAGGAGCGAATTGTTTTTTTGACACGACAGACAACCGTTGGGAATACATTGGAACTGACGTAGCTACACAATACTACCAAGACGCAGGAACGCATGTATGGCGCACAGCCCTCTCCGGCACAGCAGGTAATGCGATCACTTGGACACAGGCGATGACGCTGGATGCGAGTGGGAATTTGGGGATTGGTACGACAGGGCCTGCTGCTAAACTGGTTTCTGCTGGTTCAGAATCAACGGTGTTTAAAGCTCTTATCCTGCGTAACGGCAACGGCTCGGATGGGTCTTCTGCAACCATTGATTTTGAAGCAAGTTCAGGTACGCAGGGCAGCGAAACAGCAATGGCTGGGCGTATCGCTGGCCTCCGTACAGCTAGCGGTACAACGGGCGCTCTGACATTCAGCACAACCAATGCTGGTGTTTTAGGTGAACGCGCCCGTATTACTAACGTAGGAAACGTAAAAATTGGTGGCACGGCAAATCGCGCTACTACGGAAGGCACTAATCAGCTTGTAATGTTTAACGGTACGGCTCCCGTTGGCACGTTGGCTAATGGTGTGTCGTTCTACTCTGCTTCTGGTGAGGCAAGGGTAATGGATGCTGCGGGTAACTCTACGCTGTTGTCACCGCACGACCAAGCCACTAACGAATGGATTTTCCATTCTAAACATACGCCAACAGGAAAAGTGTTGCGAATTGACGTTGAAAAGATGCTTCGCTTTATTAACGACCATTTTGGTCTGGACATGATCCAAGAATTTACGGAGGAATAAACATGAACGTAACGTGGACTATCTCAAATCTCGACCGTCGCACTTCTGACGGATTCATTCAAGTAGCACACTGGCAATGCACAGGCGTTGATGGTGACCTTTCATCTTCCGTTTACGCAACGGTGGGCTTTGAAGAGGGCACGCCTAGCATTCCTTACGATCAAGTAACCGAAGCCGAAGTTCTTAGCTGGATTTGGGCAAATGGCGTTGATAAAGAAGCTACTGAGGCGTCTATTGCTCAACGTATTGAAACGCTGAAAAACCCCGTGCAAGCGTCTGGATTGCCTTGGTAACCGCAGGTTAATCTTGCCCCGCCTGTTTAATTAAAGTGGGCAAGCATTTATGGAGAACAGTAATGAAAAATACCCCAATCACACTAACGCTAGTACTAGAAGAGGTAAATGGCATTTTAATGGCCCTTGGTCAGTTGCCCTATGCTCAGATAGCTGGGTTGGTTGAAAAGGTACGCGAACAAGCTACGTCGCAAGTACCTGTACCAACGCCTGCTACAGAGGTCGTCGCAGACGAGCCAGAAACGATGCAATAAATTAGGTGAGCCGCAATGCCGCTACAACCACTACAGTTTCGTCCCGGTCTTAATAAGGAAGTCACCACCCTTGCTGGTAAAGGAGGATGGTTTGACTGTGACAAAATACGTTTTCGCGGGGGCTTCCCTGAGAAAATAGGTGGTTGGGCGGCGCTTTCTTACAATACCTTTTTGGGTGTTGCGCGGTCCTTGTGGAATTGGGTAACGCTTAAAGGTTTTAATATTCTTGGGGTAGGTACGAATCTCAAGTTTTATGTAGAAGATGGTGGCGTGTATTACGACATTACGCCTATCAGGAATACGACGGCTGCAGGGGATGTCACGTTTTCGGCGGTCACTGTTGCGCCTTTCTCTTCTACGATTACCGTGACGGACACTTCCCATGGTTGTAATACCGGGGACTTTGTGACGTTCAGTGGTGTTGGGGCTTCTGGCCTTGGTGGCAATATCACGCAAGCGATTTTGCAACAGGAATATCAGGTAACGGTAGTCAATGCGAATACCTACACTATCCAAGCACGTGTAGTTTCTCCTATCGGCGCTCCCGGTGCGGCGGTGTTATCGAATGCGTCGGATTCTGGTAATGGCGGGGCAGCGGTAGTAGGGGCCTATCAGATTAATACAGGTGCGGCCATTTATACGGTGGGCACGGGCTGGGGCACCGGTACATGGAGCCGTGGCACGTGGGGCTCGAGCTTTAGCGTAGGGATTGGACTGCAGTTACGATTGTGGAGTCAATCCAATTATGGAGAGAATTTGTTGTTTTCTCCAAGAGGTGGTGAACTCTATTTGTGGCAACCGGGGGCAGGAACAAATCCTGCGTATGGTACGCGTGGCACACTGGTATCTGGCACCGATGTGCCTTCTCAAATATCGCAAATACTGGTGTCGGATGCGACGCGGATTGTGATTGCATTTGGGTCGAGTGATTATGGTGCGTATGGCACGGCGGCGTTTGATCCGATGTTGATCCGTTGGAGTGCGCAAGAAGATTATTTAGATTGGACACCTACTGCGAC